CTGGGTCGAGGAGGGCGAAGCGCCCGACTGGCAACGGCTGGTCGAGCGCCGCGAGGACTATCGCATCGGCAGCGTGCCGCAGGGCGGTCTGCTGCTGGTGGGCGCGGCGGACGTGCAGAAGGATCGCATTGAGGCCTCGGTCTGGGCCTTCGGGCGTGGCAAGGAGTCGTGGCTGGTCGAACACCGCGTGCTGATGGGTGACACGGCGCGCGACACAGTGTGGAAAGCCTTGGCCGCGGTGCTGGCCGAACAGTGGACGCACGCCTCGGGCGTGGCGATGCCGCTGGCGCGTTTTGCGTTGGACACCGGCTTTGCGACGCAGGAGGCCTACGCCTTTGTGCGTGCTTGCCGCGATTCGCGTGTGATGGCGGTCAAGGGTGTGGCTCGCGGTGCAGCCTTGATCGGCACGCCGACCGCCATCGATGTCTCGCAGGGCGGCAAGAAGCTGCGCCGGGGCATCAAGGTGTACACGGTGGCGGTCAGCATCGCCAAGCTCGAGTTCTACAACAACCTGCGCAAGAGCGCAGATGTTGGCGAGGACGGATTGACCCCGGTGTTTCCGGCCGGGTTCGTCCATCTGCCCAAGATCGACGCCGAGTTCATCCAGCAGCTCTGCGCCGAGCAACTGATCACCCGCCGCGACCGCAACGGCTTCCCGGTGCGCGAGTGGCAAAAGATGCGCGAGCGCAACGAAGCGCTCGACTGCTATGTCTACGCCCGCGCGGCCGCATCGGCGGCGGGACTGGATCGCTTCGAGGAACGCCACTGGCGGGAGTTGGAGCGGCAACTTGGGGTAGCGCCCCCACCGGATGGACCACCGCCCATCCACGACATCGAATTGAACGAGGCCACCCCCAGCGGTGGCCTCGCTGCTTCTGGAACCCGCAATACCGGTCGACGCGTCATCCGAAGCCGTTGGCTTCGCTGATGGCCGTCGCCTTCAAACCAAGGAGAACACATGAGTCTTGCCACCCGTATCGAGAGCCTGGTCATCCGGGTCGCCCAGGAGTTCAACGACGTCCGGGCGACGGCGGGCAATCTCGCTGGCCTGTCCACCACCGACAAGTCGAGTCTGGTCGCGGCGATCAACGAGCTGAAGGCGGCGGTGCTGTCCGCCACCGCCATCGACGACAGCCAGATCGCCACCTCCAGCACCTACTCGTCGAACAAGATCGTGTCACTTCTCGACGCGCTCAAGGCCGACATCCTCGGTGGAGCGGACGCCGCCTACGACACCCTGGTGGAAATCCAGCAGTTGCTGCAGAACGGCACCACGGGCCTGGATGCGCTCCTGGCTGCCGTCAATCTGCGTGTGCGGTTCGACGCGGCGCAGACCCTGACGGTCGCCGAGCAACTGCAGGCCCGCACCAACATCGGTGCGGTCGCGGCCAGCGATGTCGGCAACACCGACACCGACTTCGTCGTGATCTTCGACGGGGCGCTGGCCTGATGAGCCTCGCGTCCAGCATCGCCGCCTTGGCTGCGCGCATCGGCTTCGAGGTCAAGACCAAGATCGACGCCACGCACCCTGGACTTGCTCGGGTGTGGGTGAGCTTTGGCTACGTGGGCGGTCAGGTCGTGATCGGCAGCGCGCACAACGTGGCCAGCGTCGTGCGCACGGCGGCGGGCCGGTACCGCGTGCATTTTGCGCTGGCGATGCCGGATGCGAACTACTGCTGGACGGCGCTCGCACGCAGCAGTAGCAACAGCGGCCAGCAGCGTGTGGCTGTCGTTCGCGCCAGCTCCGACCTGAAAACGGCCCAGTACGTCGATATCTCCTGTGCGACGACAGCAACGTCGTTTGACGACTCCTCCGAAATCAATCTCGTGGTGTACCGCTGATGGCCTACACAGAAACCCAGCTCCAGGCCCTGGAATCCGCGCTCGCCAAGGGCGAACGGCGTGTGACCTTTGCCGACAAGACGGTCGAGTACCGCTCGGTTGACGAATTGATGGCCGCTATCCGCGAGGTCAGGCGCGGACTGCTGCAGCAGGCGGCTGAAACCGGGTTGCTGCCCGGTGCGCCGCGCCAGATCCGTGTCACGACGTCGAAGGGGTTCTGATGGCCTGGTACTCCAAACTCCGTAGCCTTTTTGGTCAGCCTCCCGTCCACGAGGCGGTGGGGCGTGGCCGCCGCTCGCTGGCGTGGATGCCCGGCAACCCCGGCGCGGTCGCCGCGATGCTGGCGACCAATGCCGAACTGCGCGGCAAGAGCCGTGACCTCGTTCGCCGCAATGCCTGGGCGCAGGCCGGTATCGAAGCCTTCGTGGCCAATGCGGTCGGCACCGGCATCAAGCCGCAAAGCCTGTCTGGCGACGAACGGTTCAAGGCCGAGGTGCAGGCACTGTGGCGCGATTGGGTCGAGGAAGCCGACGCGGCCGGACAGACCGACTTCTATGGCCTGCAGGCCCTGGCGTGTCGGGCGATGCTCGAAGGTGGCGAATGCCTGATCCGCCTGCGGCCACGCCGTCCGGACGATGGCCTGTCGGTGCCCCTGCAGCTCCAGTTGCTGGAGCCCGAGCACCTGCCCATCAACCTGAACACCGATCTGCCGTCCGGCAACGTCGTGCGCTCCGGCATCGAGTTCGACAACCTTGGGCGGCGCGTTGCCTACCACCTGTACCGCTCGCACCCGGAGGACGGGCCGTACTTGTCACCGATTGCCCCGATGTCGGGCCAGGGCGGGATGGACACGGTGCGCATCGACGCCAAGGAGATCATTCACCTGTTCCGCGTGCTGCGCCCGGGGCAGATCCGGGGCGAACCGTGGCTGTCGCGGGCCCTGGTCAAGCTCAACGAGCTCGACCAGTACGACGACGCCGAGCTGGTGCGCAAGAAAACCGCCGCGATGTTCGCGGGCTTCGTCACGCGCGCCAACCCTGAGGACAACCTGATGGGCGAAGGCGCGGCGGACGCCGACGGGATTGCGCTTGCCGGACTGGAGCCGGGCACGCTGCAGATCCTGGAGCCGGGCGAGGACATCAAGTTCTCCGATCCGGCTGACGTTGGCGGTTCGTATGGCGAGTTCCTGCGCACGCAGTTCCGCGCGGTTGCCGCCGCCATTGGCATCACCTATGAGCAGTTGACCGGCGATCTGACCGGCGTGAACTACTCGTCCATCCGCGCCGGGATGCTGGAGTTCCGGCGTCGTTGCGAGATGGTGCAGCACGGGGTGCTGGTGCATCAGATGTGCCGCCCGGTTTGGGCGGCCTGGATGAAGCAGGCGGTGCTCGCCGGGGCCCTGGATGCCCCGGGCTTCGCGCGTGGCGGGCCAGCCCGTCGCCGCCAGTACCTCGCGGTGAAGTGGATTCCCCAGGGCTGGCAGTGGGTCGATCCCGAGAAGGAATTCAAGGCGATGTTGCTGGCGATCCGCGCGGGCCTGATGAGCCGCTCGGAAGCCATCTCGGCCAACGGCTACGACGCCGAGGACGTCGACCGTGAGATCGCCGCCGACAACCAGCGCGCCGACGACCTCGGCCTGATCTTCGACTCCGATCCTCGCTACACGTCCAAGGACGGCGGCAGCGCCGAACCCAACCGCAGCGCCAACGCGCCGGACATCACTGGTAGCCAATCGTCTTCCCTGATTCGCTGCCTGACCGCTTTCCCGAAGGATTCCCATGACTTTGCTACCTCATCTGGCTGCGCGCCTGTTCGGCGTGCCGCTGGCGATCCATCGCCCGAAACTCGACGTCATCCTCTCCGTGCTCGGTGCGCGCATCGGCCTCGCCGACCTCGCCGCGCCCGTGGGTTACACGCCTGCGGCCCGCGCGCCTGGGCCTCCGAGCGGCAAGGTTGCCGTCATCCCGATCCACGGCACGCTGGTGCGCCGAACCTCGGGCATCGAAGCCGAATCGGGTCTTGCCAGCTACACCGGTATCGCCGCGCAACTGGACGCCGCGCTCACCAGCCCCGAGGTCGCTGCGATCCTGCTCGACATCGATTCTCCTGGGTGGCGAGTCGGGCGGCGTGTTCGATCTGGCCGACCGTATCCGCGCGGCGTCGGAGGTGAAGCCCGTCTGGGCCGTGGCCAACGACATGGCGTTCTCTGCAGCCTATGCGCTGGCGTCAGCCGCCACCCGCGTGTTTGTCGCGCGCACCGGCGGTGTCGGCTCGATCGGCGTCATCGCCATGCACGTCGATCAGTCGGTGAAGGACGCCCAGGACGGCGTTCGCTACACCGCCGTTTTCGCGGGCGAACGCAAGAACGACCTCAACCCGCACGAACCGATCTCCAACGAAGCACACGCCGTCCTCAAGGCCGAGGTAGTTCGCATCTATGACCTGTTCGTCGAGACGGTCGCGCGCCATCGCGGCCTCGATGCGGACGCCGTGCGCGCCACGGACGCGGGTCTGTTCTTCGGCCCGGACGCCGTCGCCACCGGTTTGGCCGACGCCGTCGGCAGCCTTGACGACGCGCTTACACAACTCACGCAATCGCTTTCCCCACTCCCGACTCAGGTGGCTCCGGCCAGCCAAGCGGGCTTTCTTCGCAACCACCAGATGGAGTCTTCCATGAATGATCGAACCGACCTCGCTGTTCCTGATCGGCCTCTTGCTGATCCTGCTGGCAGTC